ATGCAGATCTTCGCACAGGAGATAGAGCCCCGTCAGCTGATCGAGCTCCCGATCTCCGACCCGATGGATCTCGGAACGTACCTACTGCAAGGAAATGTCGGTTGGCTTCGGCTGCGCCTGGCCGGCGGACAGATCAGATGCAGCGCATCCGTACGCGGAAGGAATGAAGCCGGTTGGACCACGCTCCTCGAAGGGTACGTGCGTCCGCCGAACGGACGCGTGCGCGACGCAGCCGCCACACTTGCCGGTTGGAGTGGGGTCGTAGACGCCGTCCAGAGCTTCTCTTCGCAGGAGCAGTTAGAATTGAAAGATCCAGAGGAGGCACCGTGAAGAAGGTCATCGTCATCAAGAGGAAGCAGGACCACTACAGTAAGCAGGCCCGCTCGAACAAGTTCTACGTCGGCTCTCCGAAGGCGCTGAACGGCTGGGGACACACGACGCTCGAGGCAGCGGTCAAGCATGCCGAGGCGCTCGTTGCCGAGGATGAGAACGCCCACTTCGTCGTGCAGATCGTCCGCATCGTCAGACCGCGGCCGATCGAGACGACCGTCGAGATCGTATGAAGGTCAAGTACGTCTGGGGACCGCTCACGCACCAGGCTATGAAGCATCATGGTCTGGAGCCACCCTCGCAGGACGAGCGCACCGGAGAGCCTGACGACTACGTCGTCGTCGGAGTCCGCGTCGGTGGCCTGGAGCCCGCCCTCGTCATCAGCTGCGAGGTCCCGCGCCTCTGGCTCAAGGAGCACCGTCCATGAAAAGGCCCTTCGTCCTGAACCAGTCCGCCTTCAAGGACTTCCAGAACTGCAACCGCCTCTACGCCTGGAAGCGGTTGCAGAATCTCTCCCCCGTAGGCAGAGCCGCTGCACTTGACATCGGAACATCGGTGCATGCCGCTCTGGCGACCTTCCACGCTGCGACGGGGAAGGACCGAAGCGTCGCGAACGCGAAAGAAGTCGCCCGGAAGAAGCTGACCGAGCTCGCAGGCGCGAAGAAGACGTTCGCCGATATGTCGCTCAGCGAGGCGCTTGACGTCGCGGAGCGGATCATACCTGCCTACGTAGCCTTCTGGGCGGGCGAGGAAGAGCTCTGGCAACCGCTGAACCAGGAGATTAAGTTCCTGGTGGAGGTCGGCGAGGAGACGAACGTCTTCCTGAAGGGGACGGCGGACAATCTGAGCGTGAGCAAGGGTGGTCTGTATCTCGTGGACTATAAGACCGCCGGCCGCATGGACCCTCGCGACCTGCTCAAGTATGAGCTCGATGTCCAGCTGACGGCCTACGTCTACGGCCTGACGAAACATCTCTCGCTGGAGAGCATGGCGAAGGGCGGTCCGCCGGTCTTCGTGCGGGGCGCGATCATCGACGTCCTCGTGAAGACGCAGATACCGCAGTTCGCGCGGGAGCTCTTCACGCGCAGCGTCGCTGAGCTGGAAGAGTTCGAGAAGGAGTGGGTCGAAATCTGTGGCCGCATCAGAGACCAGGAAGATCGCGTCGCCGCAGGCGAAGACTGGAAGACCGTCTTCCCGAAGAACACGGACTCGTGCTTCAAGTACGGACGGCCCTGTGCGTTCCGCGACCTCTGTCTCTCAGACACCCCGACCAGGAGATTGCTCTATGACCAGCGCACGCCGGACTACGTCGACGAAGCTCAGACAGAGCTCGACGCTCGTGGTAAGTGACGTTCTGACTTTGATTGCGAAGCTCTACCGCCTCGCATTCATACGCTGGCCGGTGCAGCGTAAGGACGTGTATGTTTCGCAGAGCGAGCTGGTGAACATCAGGCGACGTCTACAATGACGTACATTTACATTCTTCGCGATCCAATTGACCGGAGCCCGAAGTATGTCGGGATGACGACGAACCTCCCACTGAGGTTCCTCTCCCACGTATACCGGACTGTCCGTCGGACACCCGTCAGCCGATGGATAGGAGGCCTGCAGGGCGATCCCATCTTCGAGATCTGTCTCCAGGTACAGTCTAAGGACGCTGCTCGCTTCGCAGAGATTGCCGTCACCGTTGGGCTTAGGGAGATGGGGTATGAACTCCTGAACGGTGGCTTTGCAACGCGCGACGCCCTTCGTTTCCAAGCTGCAGGTGGGAGGCTGCGACGTACGAGGGACGTCTCATAAGACGCCCGTTGAAAGAACCTGCAGTTTGATGGTATACTTACTCAGTTAGCTACCACAAAGGCCGGAGGGCAGACAGATGAACAGAGCAGACCTGATCAAGGAAGTGACGGACTTCATCACCACGAACATCGAGGATGCGGAGGAGGTCGACCTGGCGGAGGCCGCTGCCGCTATCGAGGACTACGTCCTGAGCCTCGAGGACGAGGAAGACGATGAGGACGAGGACGAGAACGACGACGAAGCGGAGCCGGAGGGAGAGACGGAGTCGGGCTCTTGAAGTCAAGTCTCCCGAAGCTCTTTCGGACGGACATGCTCCAGGCGACCTACGGGACCGTACTCGGGTACGGTCCTGCGGGAGCAGGGAAGACCCGCTCGATCAAGTCGCTGAAGGACGGGGGGTTCAATCCCCTCGTCATCGCGTGCGAACTCGGTGAGACACACGGGCTGCTGTCGCTCCAAGCCGAGCAGATTCCGTACGTCGTAGTCACGGGGCACAACGAGATGATCGACGTGCTCGCGGAGCTGCGGCGGAAGCCCGGGAAGATCGAGTACGAGCAGAGCGAGTTCGGCTGCGTCGTCCTCGACTCCGTCACGCAGTGGGGTGAGTTCCCGCTCGAGCGGTATATGGAGCTCAAGGGCTGGAAGGATCTCGCCACGCCCGAAGCGAACAAAGATCCACGCGGAGCGTACGGCTTCCTCTCGGAGAAGGGCCGACAGCTTTACAAGTCGCTCTTCACTCTGCACGGGCATCTCTACATCATAGCGAGGGAAGGTCTCTTCGGTGGTCAGGACGGCGAGCCGCTCTTCGCTGCACCTGAGCTGCCTGGGCAGAAGCTCCCTCGCGAACTGCCGGGCTGGCCCGACGCGACGGTAAGACTTCGCGTCATCGCGGGCAAGTACCGTATGATCACGAAGGGCGAGGGCGGAAGTCCGGCACGAGTCCGACTGCCCACGTCCTTCCCTGATCTCCCGCAGCGGTGCAATCAGGATGTCGCTGCGCTGATCAAGTACATGTGCGGAGACCGTTCCGCCTACGACCTCCTCGTCCCGAAGGACAAGGAGCCCGCTCAAGCAAGTCCGAAACCGGCCGTGACTGCTCCGCAGCCGCAGGCCGTCGCCGCAACCAAGTGAGAGGCACACGAGGAGAGAAACGCACATGGTCATGATTCCGAACTCCGCCCGTATGGGCGACATGCCGAAGGGCGAGCCGCTGCCCGAAGGCGTCTACCAGCTCCGTCTCGAGAAGGCCGTCTATAAGACGAGCAAGGAGAAGGGCACTCCGATGGCGGAAGTGACGTTCGTCGTGCAGGGCCCGGTCGAGGCCGAAGAGCATCACGGCCGGAAGGTCTTCGACAACCTCATGCTCGCCGGCGAGGGCATGTTCCGGACGCGTCAGCTGCTGGAAGCGGCAGGCTGGGGCGAGGACGATACGCTCGAGGACACCGAGCAGCTCGTCGGCCTCGAGGTCGGCGCTGCGATTACTGTCGAGAAGCCGCGTGAGCAGGACGGGAAGTCGTATCCCGCCCGTTCGAAGGTCGCGCGCTACATCTCGCTCGAATAGGCCCCTCCGGGCCTTACTCCCGACGCTTCTCGCCCATGTGAAGCGCCGCTAGCCGTCGGTCCCGAACGGTGGGAGATTCGGGACTTCTTGCTTCGCTACGGAGACCTGCATGCCTGAACTCGATCCTGGAAAGTTCTACCTGCCGGGCGGCGCCACTCGCTCTGAGCGTGCGCCCCGCTATGATCTCGTCCCTCACGAACTCAGTCGTCGCGTCGCTGCGCGGTACGCCATGGGCGCGATGAAGCACGGCGAGCAGAACTGGAAGAACTCACTCACGACGGAAGCGGACGCCCGGACGTTCTGTCTCGAAGCACTCAACCACATGCAGGAGCACCTGTTCAAGCTGACGCATCAGCTCGATCTCGGTGATGATCATCTCGGTGCGATCGGGTGGGGCGTCAGTGCGATCGTCTACGCAGAGGCGCTCTTCGACAAGAGCATGTGGGAGCTCGCTCCGCCACCCGCTGAGCAAGGAGCACGTAAGTGACGATCATCGTCAATCACACGATCTCGATGGGGCACAGGCTCCCGACGTACAAAGGGATCTGCTCCAGTCCGCACGGACACAACGTCACAGTGGCGACACGCATAGAGACCGCCGAGTTCCTCGACTTCAAGGAAGTCAGTGACGAGCTCCGGCAGATCCTACAGGACTTTGACCATGCGATGGTCTTGCACGTCTCTGATCCGCTGGTCGAGGCGCTTGCACCGTTCGGCTTCCGTCTGGTGCTCCTGAACGTCGAGCCCTCGACGGAGAACATCGCACAGCACGTCTTCAATGAACTCGTCCGGAGCTCTTACGACGTGCAGGAAGTGACAGTACATGAGACGGCGAAGTACGCCGCGTCCGTGTATCTTGCGGATGATCTCGTGCAGCGCATTCTAATGGAGGAGAGGTCATGACCGAACAGGAGATCTCGACGAACCTACAGCTTGTCGAACGGATGCTTCGCGACGAGACCGTCGAAGTAACATTGCTGCGGGGCACCCGCCAGATCGACAAGGGAGATCCCTTCGAGCATCATACGCCGACGTCAGGAAAGACCGTAATCATTCGGACCGGAGGCGGCGCCCGGAACGAGGAGAAGATCTCGTTCGAGGACTATCAGCGACAGGGGGCATAGCATGATCTATCGCGTCGCCGAGAAGTTCAAGAGTCTGCAGGGCGAGGGCGTGTACGCAGGGACGCCCATGGCGTTCATCCGCTTCGTCGGCTGCAGCGTCGGCAAGAAGATCTGTCAGCACTGCGATACGGACTTCGACAACACGATGCCCTGGCGGGGCGGTGGCGAGTTCACCGCGGAAGAGCTCCACAGCTGGTCCCGTCCATACGGGCACATCTGTCTGACCGGCGGCGAGCCCCTCGATCAGGACCTCGAGCCGCTCTTCAGCCAGCTCCTGAACTGGCACGATCCAGACGGGACGGGCTATCACGTGGACCCGCCGATGGTTCACATCGAGACGAGCGGAACGAGAATGCTCGAGAACCCGAACGGTGCATGGAGCACGTTGAAGACGTGGCTCTGCGTCTCGCCGAAGCCGGGCTGGCTCAGGGGCATGATCGAGCTCGCGGACGAAGTCAAAGTCATTGTACCCGGACTCGGAACGACGGAATCGCTTCTCGCTCTGACGAAGAACGACGGCCATCCGCTTGCACAGATGGAGCGGTTCCGCTGGCCGGATCTCGACGACGCGCTTCAGTGGGCGGTCGAGGGGAAGACCGTGTTCCTACAGCCGCGCAACGGGAAGTATGACGTCGATAAGATGAACCTGCTCTACGTCACAGATCTCTTGCGGGATCATCCGAGCCTGCGGCTGTCTGCACAGTTACACAAGATCTTGAAAGTTCAGTGACTGCGAACCCTCTCGATCATGCGTACGCCGCAGGCATCATTGACGGTGAAGGCTTCATCGGCCTTTCCTGTGATGACGCCGGAGGCATTCTCAACGGCGGCGTGAACGTCCAGGTGACGCAAGTCACTCCTGAGATCCCACTCTGGCTCCACGAGGCCTTCGGTGGGAAGTACTATCAAGGGAGTCACAGGACCTCCGCTGGGAATCGCCACCTCCGGTGGCACATCAGCGGTAGAGAGGCCGGCCGCTTCCTCGTGCTCATCCTTCCCTATCTCAAGCTCAAACGCAGTAGTTGCATCCACGCCATCGCCTTCGCCGAGACAATAGGCGTCCGTGGCGAAACGCTGACAGATAGGATACGATTACTTAGGCTTTCAATTGCGACAGCATACGAGGACTCCCGTGGATCAAGAGATCATGCGACAGGGGATAGTACTACTCCTGAAGGGGATGGGGGTAGACCTGGAGGACCCGAACTTCAAGGGGACGCCAGAGCGGGTGGCGAAGATGTACCAGGAGATGCTGACGCCGCAGGAGAACTCTTGGGCGACCTTCCCAGCACGTAAGTCGGATATGATCGTACTACGTGGGCATAAGGTCATTGCGCTCTGTCCCCACCATCTGCAAGTCGTCGAGATCAAAGCGTGCGTCGGGTACATTCCGGGGAAGACCGTTCTCGGCTTGTCCAAGCTCGCGCGCGTTGTAGAACAGCATCTGACGACACCCGTCCTCCAGGAAGACCTCGCTGACAGCATCGCGGACTCCCTCGAGGAGCACCTCGACCCGAAGGGTATAGGCGTCGTCCTCACGGGCGTGCACGGGTGTCTGCGCTTTCGTGGGGTAGAATCAGATGGAGATGTAGTTACGAGCGTGATGCGGGGAGTGCTCCTGCTGAATCCGACGGCGCGAAGCGAGTTCCTGCAGATCGTAGGGAGGCCGTAATGGAAGACTGGATCTTGACCATTACAGTACGTGGCGTGAAGGCAGAGGATAAGACGGGCGCAGAGCTCGCCGGCATGCTCATGATCCATCCGCCGGCGATCAGTGACGTGGAGATCATCGCACGCAAGTCTGCTCCGCAGACAGCTGAGGCGAAGCCTCAGCCAACGTTCAGGTCGACAAAGGAGGGTCTGTGAAACCACCGTACAAGGTCGATCCGACCATCTATCCCGAATTCGGGTGGATGAACCTCGACAATCGAAAGGTCGAAATTACCTGGCCTGCACCGCCTGACTGGAAGAAACGGCATCCCCCATCGCGAAGCAAGACCTTCAAGCCGGGGATCAGCAAGGAAGAACTGTATCGCGCACTCCTTCTGTGGGCCAAGAATGGGGTCGAGTGCGTCCACGAGATTCGACGGCAGCGGGGCATAGCGCCAGATCCACACGCGTACAACAAGATCTGTGAGAACATCAGGCGGAACAAGGAGAACAGGGAACATCGCGAACTCCTCGAAAACGGAACTGTTGGGATCTATGCCTGAAGACAAGCCGACGTACAAGTCGCTCGAGTTCCAGTTCGAGCAGGAGGCACCTGCCGATGTCGAAGCCGTCGCAGATCCCGTGGGTAATCCTTTCGGAAAGCCCCCCGAGTGCAGGGCTTGCCCGTTATTCCGTGAGCCCGGAATCGTACGAGGCGACGGAAATCGCAACGCTAGTATTCTCTATCTCGGAGAAGCTCCTGGAGCGGAAGAGGTCGACACCCCGCTCAAGCCTGGTGGCGCCGGCTATCGTCCAGAACGTATGCGACCGTTTGTTGGCGGCTCTGGTCGAATCCGCAGCAAGCTTCTTCAGCACGCCGGACTTGATAAACGGCTCGATCTATATACAACGAACGTTGTCAAATGCCGGCCTCCGGACAACCGTACACCGACTGCGGTGGAGGTCGCCTACTGCGCCCACTTCCTGATGGACGAGATCAACGACGTCAAGCCGAACGTGATTATTGCCGCCGGCGAGACAGCGTTGACGACCGTTACAGATAAGGAGAAGATCGGCCTCTGGCGAGGCGTCCCGACGGAAGGACCGTTACGCGATGCGCAGAACCCGGAGCTCGGCAGGTACAAAGTCTTCCCCACCTGGCACCCCGCCTTCGTCATGCGGGCCCAATACAACTGGCCGTTCGCGGTCCACGACCTGGCACGCGCGAAAGCTCAAAGCGCGTACCCGGAGATCAACCGTGTACCGTTCACTATTATCCGACAGGCTGACGCAGCAACTCATGGAGCAGGTCTGCTTGCAACTGCTCGAGCACGGGGGTCCTGTACCTTCGACTTCGAAACAACAGGTCTCTCCTTCGTCCGTGATCAGATTCTCATGTGCGGTTTTGTCGCGAGGCCAGATCAGGGTGAGGTGTACGATTGGACCGTTGGTACCCAGCGCCTCTTTCAAGAACTACTTGACGACCCTGAGATCGAAATCGTCGGTCAGAACGTCCTTAACTTCGACTGCCCGATGGCCGAAGAGAAAGGCGCCCGGATCCCCTGGCTGAGAGTCTTCGATACGATGGTCGCGTTTCACCTCTGCAACGCGAGCTACGGACAGACGTCCGTCGCGGAGCAGGATGCAGGGACGTTCCGGCCAGGTGGAGCGGCGGAGAAGGATCTGGCGTTCCTCGCGAGCAATCATACGGACATCGAGTACTGGAAGAGCAGAGAGGGCTACCGCAACGATCTTAAGGGCGTGTGCGGAGTCGACTGCATCGCGACGGACAGAGCAGCGACAGATCTCCGACGCGAGCTTGCGATGTATGAGATGGAAGACCTCTACTGGAAGCACGTGCTGCCGATACATCCCGTCCTGAAGCGGATGACGAGGCGCGGAGTCCGGATCGACTTAGACCGTGCCATGAAATGGAGCATCGCACTCGAAGAGGGCGCGGATAAGCTCGAGGAGGAGTTCAAGCTACACGTCGGGGATCCGAACTTGAATCTGGCTTCCGCCCCGCAGATGATGAAGCTCCTGTACGAGACGATGAAGCTGCCGGAGCAATTTCTCCTGGATAAGAAGAAGGGGAAGCGGCGGACGGCGAACGCGAAGGCGATCGCGGATCTTGCCGAGCAGTTCCCGAAGCATGCC